CGGTCAATTTGCTTATGACCCGCGCCGATCAAATCGCCGATGCTCTCCCTTTCGATCCTGCACGCCTGGATGTTCCCACCCCTCGCAGCCGCCGGATGGGCGCTATGGTCTCTAAAACCCAAAACGCGATCGTCGCCGCCGCCGTGTCGGTTCTATTTCTTCTAGGGCTTGCCTGCATCGTCGGCGGCCCTGTCTGGCTCATCAAGCATCTTCACCACTAACCGTACCGCGTCTCCATCCCGCACAGGAGACACGACCTCATGGCCCACGTCTCAGACTTCGACAAGCTCATCCCGCGCGCTAAGAAGCTCGGCTTCATCGCCACGCTCACGGCTGCCGCCATCACCGCCCAGTTCGGCTGGCATCTCGGCAAAGGCTACCTCGAGCAGGTCAGCCTCGGTGTCCTGCTGGCCATCTGCACCTTCATCGTCGGCTATGCCCTCACCTTCGCCTTCCAGGCCTACAAGCGCCAGATGCGCGAGGTCGGGCATGCCGCGGTTGCGCTGTTCGCCATCGGCGTCTGCGTCGAGTTCCTCAGCCACACCGGCTTCACCGCCGCCAACCGTGACACCACGATCGCCCAGGCCCGCCTGCAGCAGACCGTGACCGGCCACAACATCGGCGAGGTCGACCAGCTCTCCAAGACGGTCCAGCGCCTCGAAGAGCGCCTGCGCATGACGCCGGTTCGCAACGCCGAGCAGGCCCAAGCCGCTATCGACCAGATGCAGGCAGACCGCCTATGGGACGTCACTGACGGCTGCAAGCGCACCACTGGCCCCAAGACGCGCGATTTCTGCTCGTCCTACGCCAGCGCGATTGCCGACAAGGCCGGAGCTACCGAAGCCATTACCATGCGTGAAGAGCTGAAGACGGCCCGCGCCGATCTCGCCAAGGCCCGCAAGGCGACAGCGGAATCCAACGTCGACCCCGCTTCGGCCGCCAGCCAAGGCCTCGCCCTCGCTTCCATCCTCACCATGAACGACAAGCCCGGTGAGAAAGCTGTTTTTTGGGCCGGCATCGGCATTTCCAGCTTGCTCGCCCTGTTCGCCATCGCTGCCGGCGGACTGCTCAACTTCGTTGCCTACGCCTTCGACGGCACGACCGCCCATAAGGTCCAGGCCGCGCTGCAACAGGCTATGCAGACCCCCGCCAACCTCCAGGGCTACGTGATGCAGCTCGGAGTCAACGGCGAGCCCATCGCCAGCAAAGTCCACATGGCGCCGACGTGAGCCGCTACTACATCGGCTATACATCTCGAGGCCCAACAGTTCTCCGCAACATCCGCAAGGATGACACCGGAGAGCCGTTGATCCTTGTTGACGAAGACGAAGTAAAGACGATCACGCTCGACCTGACCAACCTTCTCGAAACCGGCGAGACGATCAGCAGCGCCACCGTAGACGAAACGCAGAACGTCACCGCCACCCGCACGCTGAGCAGCCCGACCATCACCGTTAACCTGTCGAGCGTCACCAGCTACACAGACGGTTACGCGGTCATCCTCATCACGCTTTCGTCCGGTGAGGTCATCCGCCAGCTTTTACGGGTCCGGCGCCCGGCCCGCTACGGTACTGAGCAATATGTCCGCGACTACACCTAAACTATGCAAGGACTGCGCGCATTGCTTTGCCGTCATACCGATGGCGTGCCGCAAGTCGCCAGATCTCGTCACGGGTGAGCCAGAAGACTGCCGCATCGTGCGCAAGGATGAAACCAAATGCGGCCCAGCCGGCGCCTGGTTCATCGACCGCGAACAGAACAACACATCGGACGCCATCGAGACGCCGAAAGCCACCATCCGCCGTGAGACTGACCGTCCATGGGAGAAGGATGGCAAGAAAGACTATGAATGAGCAACGCCATCATCGGCAGCATTCCCTATTTCCGCTGCTACGTGCGCCGTGAGTACACGACCAATCTCTCATCCCGTCACGGTGAGTTCATCCCGGCCGTCGCCTATGGCGTTCGCTGCATTCGTGGCCACTCGCTGTGGTTCCAGTGCATGCTGATGCAGCCCGAGGACGGGCCCAACGATACCGGCGGCGCCAGCTACCTGCTGCCCATTGAGGCAATCTGCCATCAGAAGTGCGCCAAGCCCAAAGACATGACATACGTCCAGCCTTGGGACGTGTTCTCGACCAGCTTCGGCGTGCACGCCTTTGACTTCATCGCCCGCGGCGCTGCCTACATCCTGCCCGAGCGCATCCCGGCCCAATACAGGTTCACGATCGACTTCACCGGATCAGACCTCGCCGACGACCCGGAGCAGCACAAGCACCTACACGTCATGTTCCTAGAAGGCGGATTGATCGGCGCTTTCCCCAACAACCGTTGCCTGTTTCGTGATGATGCCTTCTGGCAGGTCATGGATACCAAGCCCGACTTCACCAGCCTTTCAAACGAGTTTCGCTCGGAAGGCCACCAGCACATCAACGCGCCGATCATCACAGAGATGTCCCGGCCCAACGGCGTAGCGGCGCACTAACAGAGCAGCGTATGGCTGAAACAACGGTCCCGCCCACTGGTATCAACGGACGTAAAGGCGGAATAGCAAACCTCCGCCCGTTTCCGAAGGGCGTCAGCGGCAATCCATCAGGGCGACCCAAGAAGGTCGTTGCCGTCACACAGCTTGCAGAGGAACACAGCGAGGCTGCCCTCAAGCGTCTTGTGAAGCTCATGAGCAGCGACAAAGAGCAAGTCGCCCTCGCCGCAGCTCAGGCCATTCTTGATCGCGCCATGGGCAAGCCAAAGCAATCCGTCGACGTGAACACGAAGAAAGATGTTGCAGACTTCGACATCGCGGAGCTTTACGCCATCGCCAGAACAGGCGGCGCGCGAGATACTGAGGAGAATTGAGGCCAAGTCTAGCCTCGTTTCCTTCGCTCGCTACACGCTTCCTGAGTACCGGCCCGCCGCGCATCACCACATGATCGCGGAAAAGCTCGAGGCCGTGGCCGATGGCAAGATCAAGCGGCTCATGATCTTCATGCCGCCGCGTCACGGTAAGAGTGAGCTTGCATCGCGTCGCTTTCCGGCATGGTTCATCGGCCGCAATCCAAGGCGCAACATCATCGCCGCGTCTTATAACTCGGACCTCGCCGCAGACTTTGGCCGTGAGGTTCGCAACATCGTCGGATCGAGGCGCTACCGAAACGTGTTCAATACGACGCTTTCCGACGACAGCACCGCGGCCAACAGGTGGCACACGCACGACGGAGGCATGTATGTCGCGGCCGGTATCGGCACTGCGGTTACCGGACGTGGTGCGCACGTGTTTCTCATTGATGACCCTTTCAAAGACCGGGAAGAGGCCGACAGCGAAAAACAGCGTGAGAAGGTTTGGCGCTGGTACACGTCGACCGCTTACACGCGTCTCGAGAGCGACATCGTTGGAGACGTCACCCAAGATGACGATCTTTGGCGGGATCTACTCGCCGACATCGACAGCGGCTCGGCTGAGAAGTTCGACGGCGCAATCGTTCTTATCCAAACCCGCTGGCACGAAGACGATCTGTCGGGACGCCTGCTAGCCGAGCAAGCCCGCGGCGGTGACAAGTGGGACATCCTGGAGCTCCCAGCCATCACCAGCGATGGCTGCGCGTTGTGGCCGGCCAAGTACCCGATTGAACGCCTGCAGCAGATCAAGGCTGCCATCGGTACACGCGATTGGTCGGCGCTCTATCAGCAGCAGCCCGCACCTGACGAAGGCGCCTATTACAAGCGTGACTGGTTCCGCTACTACGACGAAGCCCCCAAGCATCTGCGCATCTATGGATCGTCAGACTATGCGGTCACAGACGGCAAAGGTGATTACACGGTTCATCTGGTGGCCGGCGTCGATCCCGACGACAACATTTACATACTCGACCTATGGCGCGGACAGCACGACACAGACGTCTGGGTCAACGAGTTCATCAACCTCAACATCACGCACAAGCCGATGATGTGGGTCGAAGAGCAAGGCCAAATCATCAAATCCGTGGGCCCGTTCCTGCACAAGCGCATGCTTGAGAAGAAGGTCTATACGCGCCGTGAGCAGGTTCCGTCTGCCGCCGACAAGCCGACGCGCTCGCGCTCGATGCAGGGCCGTGTGAAGATGGGCAAAGTTTATTTCCCGGCGAAAGCGCCCTGGCTTGCCGACTTCGAGTCCGAGCTTCTCGTCTTTCCAGCCGGCAAGCATGACGACCAAGTCGATGCCTTTGGCCTCATTGGCCGCATGCTGGATGAATTGATCCCGGCCAGCGTGCCAAAGACCGAGACTAAGAAACCGTCATCCGATTATCGCAGCGTTCGAGACGAGGGCGACTCGTGGCGGATGTGACCGGACTTCCCGCGCTCCCGGCTGTCGTTCAGCAGCAGCCGATGCAGCCCGAAAAGCCGAAGGCCGACATCGGCGCCAAGCGCCGCAAGTTCCGCGCGTTCGAGGCCAACAAGGACCGCGAACTGAAGGAAGCGCAGGAGCATCGACGCTACTATCACGCCAAGCAGTGGACAGAAGGCGAAATCTCGACGCTGAAGAAGCGCCGTCAGCCGGTGGTGACCGACAACCGCGTGGCGCGCAAGATCGACTTCCTCGTGGGTGTCGAGCAGCGCATGCGGCGGGATCCAAAAGCATTCCCGCGCACGCCGAAGCATGAGAACGACGCCGACAGCGCAACGGCATCCGTCCGTTTCGTCTGCGATGTGAACCGGTGGGAGAAGAATGCATCCGACTGTGCGCACGATGGCATGGTCTCGAATTGCGGCGTGGCCTGGATTGGCATCGAGGCCGGCGAGGTCAAGATCAAGCAGGTCGACGTCTCGCGCTTCTTTTACGACCCGCGTTCGATCAAGGCCGATTTCTCAGATGCCCGTTTCATGGGCGTGCATCTGTGGCTCGACATAGACGAAGCCTGCGATACGTGGCCGGAGCAGGAAGACAAGCTCCGCTCGATGGTCAACAACGACGGCGGCGAAGCGACACTTATCCGCGCCGATCAGGACCAGGCCGAGCAGTGGGCCGACTTTGAGCGCCAGCGCGTTCGTGTCATCGAGTTTTGGGAGAAGACGCGCGAGGGATGGACCTATTGCTTCTTCACCGGCGAACTGGACCTCGATAGCGGCATCAGCCCGTATCTGGACGAAAAGGGCCGGCCGGAGTGCCCCTATCACGGCTGGTCGTCATACGTCGACGAGAAGGGTGATAGATACGGCATCATCCGTAATCTGAAGTCGATGCAGGACGAGATCAATCATCGCCGGTCGAAGTTCCTGCACATGATCAACGTCCGGCAGGTGCACGTCCAGAAGGGCACCGTCGACGATATAGATCACCTTCGGCAGCAGCTTTCGCGCCCGGACGGCGTGATCGAGCACAACGGCGAATGGGGCAAAACGATTGGCATGATCGACCAGTCCGATCAGGTCAAAGGCCAAGCGGATCTTCTCCTCGAGGCGCAATCGGCGCTTGAGAACCTCGGACCGAACCCCGGTCTCATCGGCAAGGGCGGCGGCGTAGCAGATCAGTCCGGCCGCGCCATTCTTGCACAGCGCGACAGCGGCATGACCGAACTGTCGCCCGTGTTCGAGCGGCTCAGGGATTGGAAGATGCGCTGTTACCGCGCGATGTGGAACCGCATCCGCCAAGCCTGGACCGGCGAGCGCTGGATCCGCGTCACGGACGATCGCCGCTCGCTCAAGTTTCTCGGCATCAACACGGTGCAGCCCGACGAGAACGGCTATCTCACGCCGCAAAACTTCGTCGCGGAGATCGACGTCGACATCATCATGGACGAGGGCCCCGATACCGTCGTGATGAAGGAAGAACTGCTCCAGACCATGTCGCAGCTCGGCGAGGCAGCGGCCGGCCCGATGGGCAAGATCATGATCGAGTTGAGCAACGTTCCCGATAAGGAAATGCTGCTCAAGATGATCGACGACGCCACAGCGCCGCCGCCGCAGATGGTCGCCATGCAGGAGCGCATGTCGCAGCTCGAGGCCATGCTGCAGGCTGCGATGATCGACGAGAAGATTGCCAACACCGAGAACAAGCGCGCCGACACGCTGTCGAAGCTGGCCGCGGCTATGACACCGGCCCAGCCGCATACCGACGAGTTCGGAAACCCGATGGGACCGCCGCCCGCGCATCCCGCGCAAGGCATCATGGCTGGCCTCAATGCGCTGTCGATGTTCCCGCTGCAATACGGTGGCCCGACCATCGAGCAGCAGACAGAGCAGATGAGCTCGCAACCACCGATGCCGCCGCCTGGACAGGGACAGCCGCCCGAGATGGGTGGAGATCCGATGGCGATGGGCGGCGAGCCCGACCCGATGCAGCAGCCCATGGACGAGACGATGATGTCTCCCAGTGGTGGCATGCCCATAGATCCGTCTGCGTTTGTACCGAGTGGACCCGCCGGCCTAAGCGGCGTTTCCGGCCCGTGAGACCGTCATTCTCACGACTTCGGCTCATCTGACCGCATCAGATGCATTCGTGACCAGCGACGACACAGCGGAGTGGAGCAACATGGCCGACACCGAAACCGACGATCTGCAGCTCGACGAACTGTTTGAGAAAGACGCACCGGCAGCCGAAGCACCGCCTGAGAAGGCAGAGCAAGGCCAGCCGCGCGACGAATCCGGACGCTTCGCCAGCAAGCAGGAAAAGATTGAGCCAGAGGCAAAGGCAGAGCCGCCGCCGAAGGAACAGCCCGAGCCGGAAGAGGATCGCCACGTACCACTCAGAGAGCTTCGCACCGAGCGCCAGAAGCGTCAGGAAGAGGCTCGATTGCGCGCCGAGGCAGAAGGCCGTGCGACCGCTTATGAGCGGCAATTGCAGGCTCTCTTGCAGCAGCAGCGCCAACCGGCTGCACCCCAGCCGCAGCACGTCCAGCCACCTGACCCGCTCACCGATCCGGTCGAATACGCGCAATATCAAAACGCGATGTTCGAACGGCGCCTGTTCAACGAGCGCGCCAACTTCTCGGAGATGCGCGCCCGCGACAAGCACGGCGACGAGGTCGTGGATGCCGCAGCCAAGGCATTCGCAACGATGCCGCCCGAAGCCCGTCAACGGCTTTATCAGGTCAACGACCCTTGGGGCGAGCTCGTCAAGTGGCACAAGCAGAACTCTTTTCTGTCCAAGGTCGGCAACGACCCGGACGCCTACGAGAAGTCGATCGAGGAACGCGCTGCCGCGCGCATTCTCGCCGATCTCAAGGCCGGGAAGATCAAGCTGGACGGTCAGCCGGTGCAGCAACAGCGGTTCCCGGGAACGCTTGCCGATCAGACCTCGGCCAGTGTCGCCCAGACCGCGCACATGTCTGACGATGCGATGATGGCGAGCGTTTTCGCCCGCCGCTAGTGCCCGCGTCCGCATCGTGATCTCAACCGTCACGACAGGACCTCGACACCATGGCCAACACGACCACGCTTTCCGGTTTGGACCTAACCAAATGGCGGAAAGACTTCATCAACGAGTATATCCGCGAGTCCGGGTTCAAGCCGTACATGGGGACGTCCGAGATGGACATCATCCATGTGGTGAACGACCTGCAGACGGACGGCTATACGATCCGCATTCCGTTGCTGGCTCGCCTCAAGGGCGGCGGCGTCGAAGGCGACTCGCTGCTGTCGGGTGCTGAAGAAGCCCTCGACCAGTACTACCAGGACATCGTCTGGAAGTACCGCCGGCACGCCGTCACGGCGACCAAGAATCAGAAGAAGAAATCCGCCGTCGACTTCATGGCGCAGGCTCGCCCGCGTCTCAAGGACTGGTCGAGCGAGGTGATCAAGTATCTGATCATCAACGCTCTGCACAAGATGAGTGACGGCACGGACTTTGCCGACGCGACCTCGACGCAGCGCAACACCTGGGTCGGCAACAACTCGGACCGTGTGTTGTTCGGCAACGCGATCGCAAACTACTCGGCAACGCACGCGACCGCGCTCGGTAACGTCGACTCGACCAACGACAAGCTGACCACGGCGAACGCCTCGCTCGCCAAGTTCATCGCCCGCACGGCCGAGCCGCGCATCCGTCCTTTCAAGTCGAAGGACAGCGGGCGCGAGTACTTCGTCATGTTCTGTCATCCGATCTGCTTTCGCGATCTGAAGACGGACACGGCGATGGTCAACGCCAACCGCGATGCGCGCGCGCGTGAGGGTGGCGGCATGGACAGTAACCCGCTCTTCCAGGACGGCGACCTGATCTATGACGGCATCATCTTCCGCGAGATCCCGGAGTTCTACAACAACCGGCAGGGCACCGGCCGCAACACCAACACGCATCTCGCGGGCGTTGGCGCCTCGTCCATCGACGTCGGCGTGAACTTCCTCTGCGGGGCGCAAGCGCTCGGCTACGTCAACAAGCAGGCCGCCATCCCGACCAGCAAGGCCGAGGATGATTACGGCTTCGTCGACGGCGTCGGCATCGAGTTCGCCATGGGGCTCGAGAAGCTGCGTTGGAACAACGGTAGCGGGACCAACAAGGACCTCGGCATCGTCACCTGCTACTTCTCCGCGGCCTAATAGGGGATCACTGAACAATGGCTAGCTACGAAACCACCAAATCGGCCGCGTCTGGCATTTCTATCGGAAATGGCTGGGCCGGCCAGTCGATCACCGACAGAGTGTCGCTGTCACTCAGCACGGCGATGATCGACAACACCAACGACAGCATCGGCCTTCTCTATATCCCGGCCGGTGCCATCATCACGGGCGTGACGCTGTCGGCGACCGACATGGACTCGAACGGTTCTCCGACGCTCGCTTTCGACATCGGCGACTCGGGCGATCAGGACCGGCTGATGGCCGCATCGACGGTAGGTCAGGCTGGGACGCTGTCGACGGCAATGGCCCGCACCGGGCATAACTACCAGTACACGTCACGGACGCAGTTGCGCGCCTACGTTCAGGCCGCAGCCGCAACAGCCGTTGCCGGAACGCTGAACTTCAGCGTCACGTACACGGTAGACCCAACGACGTTTGCGGCTCTGACGCCGGCCTAATGACACCTAGGGGCGGCTCATAGCGGGCCGCCCCGCAACCCTGAGGGAACATGAAAGTCAAATACATCGGCAAGGATTTCACGGAAGTGTTCGGGCTGGCGTTCAAGCCGAACGAGACCGTCGACGTGTCCGACCCGTTCGCCGTCGCCAAGCTGTCGCGCAATCCGCTGTTTAAGCCGGAGAAGGAACCGGAAGGACTGCCGGCGCCGATCTCGCCGACGCCCGAGCTTGTCCGTCTGGCCGAGCAGGAGCGCGTCGAGAAGATGGCCGAGGTCAATCGCACCATTCTCGCCGACATCGAGCGCAAGAAGCGCGAGGGCTGATAGATGGCAACGCGCACCATCACCGAGCTCGCAAAGGCCGTGATGGACGACCTTGGGCTATTGGAAGCCAGCGAGAACCCAACGGCGGCTGAGCGCAGCTACATTGAGCGGCGCTACCGCGAAGGGCTTGAGGAATTGCGCGACGATGGCCTTGTCTGGTGGGACGCCGAGGCCATCCCCTACGCCGTGTTTCTAGGCGTCGTCGGCTTCGTCTCGGTGCTGGTCTCCGAGAGTTTCGGCACGCCGCGCAGGGTGCCCATGGATGTGGATCTCGAGGCCGCGAAGATGCGCATCAGGCGCCGTGTGGCCAAGAACACCAGCGGCGAGCAGACCGCCTATACCGACTTCTGAGGCGAACGAACGCGAGACGATGGCCACTGTTCCGCTGATCTTCCCCAATCAGAGCAATCCCGGCCGGTTTTTCGCCAATGGATCGGCGCGGCTGGTGAATTGCTTCCGCGAGAACATGGGCGGCGAAGGGACGGTTACGGACCCGATCTATGCCTGCTCGGGTCTGTCGCTGTGGTCAACGTTGACGGGCGGCGATGGCATCAGGGCAGCGCTTGCCGTCGACAATTATCTGTATGTCGTGGCTGGCAGACTGCTGTTCCGGGTGGACAGCGCGGGCGCGGCAACGCAGATCGGCGCGATACCGACAGACGGGCCCGTATATATGGCTCGTAATCGCGCGGTACCTACGCAGATCGGCATCTGTTCGGCCGGGCAGTTCTGGTATCTGGTTGGAACCACGCTCACGTTGAACGCTGACACGGACCTTCCGGCGGCGTCGTCGTTCACGGTTCTCGACGGCTACGGCATATTCCCCGGTTTCGGCAATCAGTGGTTCATCTCGGACGTCGACGACTTCACCAACATTGACCCGCTCGACTTCGCCAGCGCTGAAAGCTCACCGGACGCCATCGTCCGCGTCGCCGTGCGTGAAAGCGAGCTGGTCATGTTCGGCGCCGACAGCATCGAGTGGTGGCGCAACACGGGGGAAAGCTTCCCATTTGGCCGGGTGACGGCAAAGCGCATCGGTTGCCTGTCTGCGGCATCGGTCGCCCGGTTTTCTCAGACCCTGGCATGGGTCGCGACCGACGAAGACGACAACATATTTGTCGCAGTGATGAACGGCTACGACGGGCAACGCATTTCCACGCACGCCGTCGAGCGCGCAATCCGTGACGACGCCAACCGCGACAGCATCACGGCGACGAGCTGGGGCGAGGATGGGCACACGTTCCTTGCCATCAGCGGCACAAACTGGACTTGGGTTTTCGACAAGGCGACCGGCCAATGGCATGAGCGCGCGTCGTATGGCTCCAACAAGTGGCGCTGCAACGCCGTGGTCTCGTTTGCCGGCAAATTGATCGCGTGCGACGCATCCGAAGGTAAGCTCTACGAAATGAGCCGAGACGTGCACGATGAGAACGGCGATCCGCTTATTGTAAAAATCGTGACGCCATCGCATCACGCGTTTCCGTCCCCAATCCGCATCAAAAGCCTTGCCCTGCAAGCGGCGCTTGGCAACGGCGAGGTCCCCGGCGACGACGCGACCAGCGACCCGCAATTGATGATTGAGTTTTCGAAGGACGGCGGCGCGACGTTCACGGCGAAAGAAGACGTTTCGCTTGGCTCTGCCGGTTACCGCCGGATGCGTATCCGCGCCCGCAAGTTCGGCAAGGCCGAGGATCAGGGCATCACGTTCCGGTTCACCGTGTCGGCTGCTGTTGGGCGCAGCTTTAACGCTGGCATTCTCGACGTCGACAAGCTGGGTGGCGACTGATGGCAACCAAGCTCAAGCTTCCGTCCGCCTCCGAGCCTGTCGTCGGTCCTGACGGTCGCATGAACCCGAGTTGGTATCGGTTTTTCGAAGAGCTGACGCGCAAGCTCAACGCGCTGATCACATGAGGGGCTGATGCTGACGCAAGACTATCTGAGGTCAGTTCTAAGCTACGACGCTGCGACTGGCGAATTCGCTACGGTGAGGGGCTAGGCGCATGGCCTTCTTTTCGGATCTGTTCGGCGGTAAGTCCGCCATCAAGACGTCGAACGACGCGGCGGCCTCGACGTCGAACTACGTCAACGCCGGATACGACAAGGCCAATCAGGCAACGAACGACGCCTATACGGCGGCGACGGGGCGCATCAATCCGTATGCGCAGCAGGGCCAGCAAGCCAACACGATGTATAACGACGCCATCGGCGTCAACGGTGCTGGCGGGTATCAGAAGGCGTTTTCGAATTTCAACGCCGACCCGTTCCGGCAGGGCGAGAACGACTATACAAATCTGCTCACCCGCAACATGTTCCGGCGCTACAACGGGCAGGGGATGGGGAATAGCGGGAGCTCGGGCGCTGCCGTCGCTCGCGTCGGGGCCGAGCGCTACGGCCAGCAGGTGGCGGACTATCGCAATCGTTTGCAGGGCGCGGGACAAATGGGCTGGAACGCGGCCCAGTATGGCGCCAACCTAGACACCCAGCGCGGCAGCGAGCTCGGCAATCAAGCCATCGGCAAGGCTGGCGCGCTCGCCAACACCGAAACCAATCGCCTCATGGGCATCCAGCAGGCCAAGGACAACGCGAACAAGAACATCATGACGGCGGTCGGCGGGGCGGCGAACCTGCTGATGAGCGGGTTTACGCCCGGAATGGGCGGCACGACGCCGTTTGGCAACATGGCCGCAGCGTTCGGCGGTGGCGGCGGCATGGGCGGCGTCAATCCTCAGACCGGCTACGCGAACAGCCTGCCTTGGGCACCGCAAAACCAATACGGCTACGGACGCTAAACCATGGTCGCTCAAATGAACCTGCTCCCCTATCAGCAGTCTGACGGGGCAAGCATCAACCTGCTCATGCAGCCACTGCAGCAGGGCTTGCAGTCCTACCGCGCCGGGATGGACAAGCAATTCGAAGGCGAACGGCAGCTCGAAAAGGAAAGGCTCGCACAGAGGGCAGACACCCGCCAACAGCAGGCGTTTGACCTCGAGCAGCAGAAGGCCAAGGTGCAGCAGATCGCCGGCCTTGCGCAGATGGCGGACAACGAGAAAGACCCGGCACGGCGGCAGCAAATCTGGGGTCGCATCGTATCGAGCCATCCCGAGATGGCCAGCGCGCTCGACAGGTATGGCGCAAACGATCACATCAACGGGCCGAAGTTCCTGATTGCCGAAGCGCGCGGTTATCGTGACCCGTTAGAAGAAAGGGCTAGGCTTGCCACTATCAAAAACGCCGAAGGTCAGTTTGCCCATCAAGAGTCAATGGCTCGTCTGCAGCATCAGTTGCAGCTTGATCTAGTCAAGGCCAAAGACGACCTGGAACGGCAGGGTCTTATTGAGAAAGGGCGGGCTCTGGGTATTTTTCCTCCAGCTCAACAGTACGGCCCCCCCGTTCTCAATGACGGGCAAGGTCCGGCTCAAGGTGCTGGCCGGTTTGCTAATCCTGCTATCTCGCAGCCAGCGCAACGGGACCCATACGCGCCTCTCGTGACGCCAACAATAACAAAAGACCAAGAAGAAGCGGACCGTCGCCGGCGTGCCGGTCAAACTTTGATCATGGGCGACCCGAAAGGAGCTGCCAAGATCATAGCTAAAGAAGAAGACCCTAAAGAGTATCAGACCAAGGACGCCTTATGGGCCGAGCGCATGGCGCGCGCTGAAATCACGATGCGCGGCAACATCGGTACGCCAGACAAACCTACGTATGACCCAGGGCGCAAAGCCAACGCATTTTGGCCAGACGACATGCCTGTTTTGAACTTGGCTAATTCTCAGAAGTGGCGCGAGTATCAATCCGGTGCACGCGAATGGATCGCTGCCCTATTGCGTAAGGATACCGGCGCAGCAGTGACAGATACAGAGTGGAAACTGTATTTCCCAACGTATTTTCCTCAGCCCGGAGACGGGCCAGAGGTTCAACGCCAAAAATTAGAGAGACGCGTTGCCGAAGCTCGCAAGCTCAGGGCATCATCTGGCCCAGCCTTCGATAGGATGAGCCCTGGATTTGACTCTGAAATGAGCCAGCGCATGACGGATCAAGACCGAGGTCCGTCTGCCCCTGCGCAGTCAGGGTTTTCAATCCGGAGGCTTGATTAATGGCGCGATTTGAAATCACGGCACCCAACGGCAGCCGCTATGAAGTCACCGCGCCAGATAACGCGACAGAAGCCGATATTGCCGCTTACATAAAAAAGCAGGTTGGCGGCGACGACAAAATCGGCGCGCTCGAGGCTGGTCTGCGCGGTGCATCGCAGGGCCTGACGTTTGGCTTCGGCGACGAGCTCTACGGTGCAGGCCGCGGGGCGCTGTCGTTCGTGCAGGGCAAAGGATTTTCCGACGAATACGCCAAGGCTCGCGACGAAAACCGGGCCATGAACAAGAAAGCGGCGCAAGATAGCCCGTTTGCCTATTACGGCGGCGAGATTGCGGGCGGCGTTGCTCTTCCTTTTGGTGCGGCACGGACGGGCGCACGGCTTGCGGCACGCCTGCCGGGGACCATCGTCGAGCCGATCGCCAATGCTGGAAGAACAGCCGGGTTCGGCCAGTTGGCGGCAAATGCGCAAGCGGGACTTGGAGCACGCACGCTGGCAGGTGCGCGCGAAGGTGTCGCCTATGGCACTCTCTATGGCCTTGGCGAAGGCGAAGGCAGCCCCGAGAACATCCTACTTAGTGGAGTGCGCGGAGGGCTTGCAGGCGGTACCGTTGGTGGAGCCGTTCCCGGGCTTGTCGATGCCGGCGCTGCTGTTGCACGAAGCGTGACCACGCCAATCCGAGCCGCTCTAAACCCGCAAGCAGTCGGCCGCGAAAAGATGGCCGAGGCGCTAATGCGTGACTTTGCAGGCGAAGCGCCGGGACAACCGGGTTATGGGGAAGCATTCAACCGACTCACCAATCACATAGACGCCGCACAGGAAGCGGGCAAGAACGTCATGCTAGCCGATGTGGGCGGCGAGAACACGCGAAATCTGCTGCGCGCGGCAGCCAATCAACAATCGACGAACGCGGAGCGGTTGCGCAAGAGGTTGGACACCCGGCAGGGCAACCAGTGGCACCGCATCAGCAACGACATCGAGGCCCCGCTTGGCGGCCAGCGCTACGGCGTGACGCAGGCTGAACTAGAGGCGACCCGTTCTCAAGACGCAGAGCGCGCATATCGGGCCGCCTACGACACGGAAATGACGCCGCAGGCGGCTACCGAAATTGGCGCCTATATCGCCAGCCGTCCGTATATGCAGCGGCTCTATGACCTGACGACGCAGAACGTGCAGGGCATGCGCGGCACACACGCCGATCTGAACCCATGGGAGATGCTGCACCGGACCCGGATGCAAATCGACCAGCAATTGCGCAACCTGCGCCGCGGCCAGCCCGATCCGGTGGCGAATTGGACAGCAAACGACCTAGGAGAATTGCGTCGTGAGTTCTCCGGTTTGCTCGGCAGACATAACGACGCATTCCGCGCTGCTAATGGCAGGTTCGCGGATCAGTCCGCGATCCTCAACGCGGCAGAAGACGGCTTCCAGAACTTTAAGTCGATGCCGATTGAAGAACTGGCGCAGCGCATGGCGGAGCACGCCCAGGCTGGACCCGCTGTCGCCGAAGCCTTCCGCATGGGTGCCGGCCGTAATCTAATCGGCGACGTCATGCGCGGCAACAGGATGCGCGACCGCACCGAGAACATCTTCAGCTCGCCCGAGATTGCGCAGCGTCTTGAAGTTATCTTCCCGAGCCGTCAGCAGCTTCGCCAGTTCCAGCGTCAGCTTGTCATCGAAGCCAAGATGGCCGACACTCGGAAGGCCGTGCAGGGCGGGCCGACGACGGCAAAGCAGCTCGCCCAAGCCGACGAGGCAGGGCAACCGCTTCGCATGGCAACCGGCGTTGCCCAAGCTGCGACGGGGCGCATGGAACCCGTTTTGAACTTCATGGGGCGCACGGCGCAACGGTTCTCTGGCATCACGCCGTCAACGGCCAATGCCATTATCGCAGCGGCAATGGAGCGCGACCCTGTCCGCGTCCGACGGTCTCTTGAGCGCGCTATGCAGAACGCCCAGAACGCGCCAGAAGCCCGCGCGATGGTGGCGCAAGAACTGATTGCCGGCGCATCATCAATCAACGATCCGGGGCCGTTGCGTGTGCCCATCGGCGGCGACCCAGTTTCACCATAAGGCTTGCTTGATCGGCATCAACACCCAAAGCCCGATCATCATGCCGACCGCATGCGCCACGATCAGTGGCCAGTGTTTCCGCAGGTATCGTCTGAGTGTCCGCATGCACTGCGCATAACTGATTCATCTCTTCAAGAGATCCCATGGCAGACAACCTCCTGATGCCCGAGGGCTCCGATCCCTATTATGGGCAGAAGTACATGCCGAGCGGACAGGAGCTTCGCGCTTATCAACCGACGTGGCGGGACAGGCTCGGCGCGTGGTTCATGGGCGACGAGAAGACGTCCCCGGAATACAACCGGCTGATGGAGGGCCTGATCGGATCTCGAGGCCTTGGCGAGACCGGCCCGAGCGCGATCGATTTCACCCCTGCCGGTATTCCCCTTGCCATGAACGACGCATGGCACAAGGGGGATGACCGGGGCATGGCGATGGCCATTTTCGGTGGTCCCATGGCCAAAACGGCTGATCGGGTCGCGCTGAAGACGGCCGAAGAGATGGCCGCGAAGGGCCTTACCCGAGAGCAGATCTTCAAGGACACCGGCTGGTTCCGCGGCGTAGACGGCAAATGGCGGTTCGAGATCGATGATAGCGGGGCGAAGTACAACGGTCAGACCGGAAAAGTTTCGAAGGTACTAGAGCACGACGCGCTGATATCCGCATATCCAGCCGTGGGCAACTTTGGCGTTTCTCATGCCAACGACCTTTTGGTTGGCGGCTATTACAATTCCGACATGGGGGCGGGAAGGCCGAAGCTGGCGCAGATTATAGATAGAATTACAGGATATGATCCGGACGCTGTCGTTCTGGGCCCAAAAAATCGCAACAAATCAACGTTGATGCATGAATTGCAGCACGGCATCCAAGACATTGAAGGCGTTTCTATGCCGTCCGGTGACGCGTGGGCAAATAAAAACTATTCCGATTACGCTCGGATGGCCAACGAGGTCGAAGCCCGCGCGGTGCAGAAACGCATGGACCTCACCCCCGACCAGCGCCGCGCCCGCCCGCCGTGGTTGGACTACGACGTCCCAGAGCAAGACCAGATCGTCAGGTTCGGCGGATCTGGCCCGCAGATGAGCATGGAGCCACCTCCCGGCATACGCGCCTACCACGGCAGCCCGCACGATTTCGACAAGTTCGATATATCCAAGATCGGCACGGGAGAAGGCGCGCAGGCATATGGCCCTGGGCTGTATTTTGCTGAGAATGAAGGGGTGGCGAAGGATTATCGAAACAAGCTTGGCGGTAAAGCCTTTGGCCCCAAAGCAGACGGTCCCGTGCAATGGACGCTTGACGGGCAGCCCATCGACATAGGGTCCAACCCGTCGCATCTTGCGGCGTGGAATGTGCACCAAGAGGGCGACAGAGCCAAGGCTCTTGCATCACTTGAGCGACAGCGCGAGTTTAATTTGCACGGCGCGCAACCGGGCACGCCGGAATATGACTATGTCGGAGGGCCACGCTACGATCAGGCCATTTCAGTTTTGAAGTCAGGAGCAGAGCTGCCGACGCCGCAGCGTCCAGGCCGCATGTACGAAGTCTCGATCAACGCCCACCCTGATGATTTCCTCGACTGGGACAAGCCGCTGAGCGCACAGTCAGAGAAGGTAAGGGGGGCGCTGGAGGGGTACTTCAACCTTGACCGCGAGCATCAAGCCAAGATCGATGCACTATCAGACCGGCTTCGGCAAAAATACGGGGTATCATCTTCCGATCCAGAACAGATCCTAGCGCATATTAACAGCGTGCGCGATCAAGCATCGTCATCGATGTTCGGCAAGGGCAAAGCCCGTGATGCGCTCGACGATGGTTTCGAACTTGGCGCTCTGCTGAAAAATACCAAGGCCCGCGACAACCCGCTCAGCGGTCCAGTGTCGTCGCTGTTCTCCGGCGAGAAAGAAGGCAACATTGGCCGAGCATCCGCCCTCCGTGACGCAGGCATTCCCGGCATCAAATACTTAGACGCTGGCTCTCGCACTGCTGGTGAGGGCAGCCGGAACTACGTCGTGTTCGATCCTGAGATCATCAACATTGTCCGCAAGTACGGCGTGGCTTTTGCTGCCAGCATGTACGGCCTCGACGCCGTGAACCAAGCCATGGGCGCGGCCCAGGACCAGCCTCAAAACCTGCTGATGCAGGGCTACTGATCAACCCCCGTACCGCGTGCGATCCCGATAAAGGATAGCAATGCTAGACTCTGTCCAAGTCTTGGAGCCCGGCGCGCGTGTGCTGGACGACAACGGCAATCCGATCTCAGGCGCCAAGCTCAAATTCTATCTCGCCGGGACATCGACGCCATATGAGGTGTTCGCCGACGCCGCGCTGACGGTGTCGCTGGGCTCGACTGTGACCTGCGACGGCGCCGGTTATCCCACCACGGACGGCTCGACTAAGACCCTAATCTATGTCGGCACATCAAGTTATAAAATTGTTATTACGGAGTCGGACGGTACTCCGATCGTTCCGTCTCATGACAACATACCGGGAGCAATCTCGTCGTCATCTCTTGGCGGCTCTGGCTCCGGTGCCTGGGAAACTTCCGTCACCACACTTGCGACGGATACGACGCTCGACAGCACCTACTATGGAAAGCTGATCCAGGCCAACCCGACGGGTGGCTCGTTCACGCTGACCCTGCCGTCTGCCGTCACGGCGACCAACAAGAAGCGGATCGGCTTTCGTCATTCCGGAACGGCCAACCAGGTCAAGATTGCCACCGTCAGCGGGCAAACGATCTACCTTTCCGGAGGTCAGTCGACGGTCGGCTTTTCTCTTGCCGATCCGGGGCAGGTTGCCTGGCTTGTATCTGACGGCGCGAACTGGACGGCAGACTTTGCCACGCGTCCGTTCGGGCGAGGCGGGGTTATCCCTGTCGTTTCTCGCCTGACCGCGGAACCGAGCGGCCCAACGCCCGGCGCCATCTACATGGTCTCCGGCACCCCAACGGGGACGTGGTCATCGGCTGGCTATGCAGCGAATGATCTGCTCGAGGCGGATGGGCAGGGCGGTTGGATACGGCGCACGCCGACCGCAGACTGCGGCTGGATCGCCTACGTCCAGAACGAAGACCTGAACTATCAGTATCAGTCCAGCGCGTGGGTGGCGCTGTCGAACATCACGGCGCCGGCGCAGGTCTACCAAGGCAAGATGGTCCTGGAGTATTCGCAGGCGAACGGCACGGACGGCGGTGCAACGATAACGGGAGCTCGCACCACCTACCCGACTGGTACGACCAATGCGTCCGCGACGATGACTTATATTAATTCGTCGGATGCCAACGCGATCAACGGCGCAACTCTTACCACGAACAAGATCAAGCTTCCTGTCGGCTGGTATCACCTACAGGGCGGCGCCGTCTTCGATTCCACGGATTCTGTGCATCTGATCTTCCGCAACTCGACAACGAGTACGGACGTGTTTGCCGGCCCTGTCTTCGTCTGGAATTCGGGATCGAACCTGCGCGGCATCACGCCGCTTGAAGGGACGTTCCAAGTCACTTCGGCAACTGACGAATACATTATCCAGTATTGGGCCGCATCGGGAAGCGCCGTTACGGCCGCCATGGGCCGTGCCTCGGCCTTCAGCGACGGTGCCGAAGTCTACGGCCGGTTTGTAATCACCAGCCTTGCGATGCAGCAGGGGCCCATCGGTGCCACCGGCCCACAGGGCAACACGGGCCCTGGATATTTGGCCACGTCCACCAGCTCGGTCGCGATCGGCACTGGCTCCAAGACGTTCACGACGCAGAGCGGCCTTGCCTACCTTGCCGGTATGCGTGTCCGTGTCGCCAAGGACAGCAGCAACTATATCGAAGGGCCTGTTTCCAGCTATTCCGGCACGTCGCTCGTGATTTCGGCGGATCGCTCTGTCGGCTCAGGCACCTATACGGCTTGGAACATCGGGCTTGCGGGTGATGTGGGCGCGACGGGCGCGGCTGGCACAAACGGAACGAACGGCACCAACGGCACCAACGGCGCGACAGGTGCAACGGGTGCCGCTGGTCCGGTTGCCATCGATTACACTTGGGACACGGCGACAACGGCGGCCGATCCGGGCTCGGGCAAGGTGCGCGCCAGCACCGGCACGTTCTCAGGCTCGTTCAACCTCTACATGTCGGAGACGGATCGCCTCGGTAACGGTCTGGCGACCTTCATCCAGTCGTGGGACGACAGCACCAACACCAGCACCAAAGGCGTGCTTGAAATCATCGACCTGACGACGCCAGCTAATCGCGTCTTCCTGTCGATCAACGGCACAATTACCGATAATGGCACTTACGATACGATCCCGGTTGCTTACAAATCGGGCGTAACGTCGTTCTCCGCGGTCAATGTCGGGCTCCTGTTCACGCCAGCGGGAGACAAGGGCGTCGATGGCGCGGGATCGTTCACGTCGCTTTCGCCCGGCGCCGGTACGACATCCGACACGACCGCAGCGGCACCCGGCTCCGCCATTACGACTTCAGGCACGATTAGCGCCGCGGAGCTGGTCAATGCGCAGGTCGGCACAACGTACACGTTTGTCAACGGCGACCGCGCCAAGCTTGTCACGTTCTCGAATGCGTCAGCAATTGCCGCAACACTGCCGCAAGCGGCGACCACGACGGCCTTCACGACGGGCTGGTTTGTCGATGTCGTGAATCTTGGCGCAGGTACGCTGACTATCACGCCAACGACGAGCACCATCAACGGCGCTTCCTCTTTGGTCATTCCGACCAATCGCGGCTGTCGCATCGTCTCGGACGGCACGAACTACCAGATTAGCATGAAGCCTCTGGTCGCCGGCACGGATTACGTGGCCCCCGGTGGGGCACTCGGGACGCCGTCCAGCGGCACGCTGACAAACACCACGGGCCTGCCTGTCGCGACCGGCATCAGCGGCCTTGGCACGGGCGTTGCCACAGCTCTTGCCGTCAACGTTGGATCGGCCGGCGCATTCGTCACCTTCAACGGTGCGGGCGGTACGCCGTCGTCGCTGACGCTGACCAATGCCACGGGCCTCCCTGTTTCCGGCATTACGGCCTCGACGTCGACGGCGCTCGGTGTCGGTTCGATTGAACTCGGTCACGCCACGGACACAACGCTTTCGCGCGCATCTGCCGGCGTCCTGGCCGTTGAGGGCGCAAGCGTTGCCACGCTGAGCACGGCGCAGACCTGGACGAAGCATCAAGGCGTCAGCGTCGCCACCCTGACCGATGGCGCAACGATCTCTTGGGACGTCAGTACTGGACAGAAGGCAAAGGTCACGCTTGGCGGCAACCGCACCATGGGCGCCGTGACGAACGCCGTGGACGGCTACACCTACACGCTTGAGGTGTTCCAAGACGCCACCGGTAGCCGTACCATCACGTGGACCACATCGGGCGCGGGCAGCTTCGACTTCGGCACGGCTGGAGCTCCCACGCTGACCACGACGGCGAGCAAAGCCGATGTGCTGTGCTTCGAGGCCATCACCATCGGCGGCACTTTGAAACTGCGCTATCTCGGCGCTGCGCTCGGGTTCGCATAATGCCGATATTCTTTCCTACGACAATCACGGGCAAGCCAGCGGCGAGCGGCGGCCCGAAGGTGGTGACGTTTCAAACTTCGGATTCATCTTCGGCCGGAACATCAACGACGACATTCACTGCGAAGGCGATCGGAACCGCCGCGTCCGACCGCTACGTCATCGTAGCTGTCTGCGTCCTCAACAACGCGGCAGCGACCCCGAGCACTGTGACGGTGGGTGGCAACAGCGCAACGCGTCAGGTCCGCAGTACGCGCGGCGGCGGTATTGTCGATATCTGGACTGTTCTTGTCACGACGGGAACAACGGCTGACGTCGTCGTGACCTGCGCTGCTGCTCCCAACCGTGTTGGCATCATTATATGGAGCGCCACAGGTCTTTCATCCGGAACTGCAGTCGGAACCGGAACGGAGAACACAGCCACCAGTCCGCACACGACCGGATCGTTTGCGACTAGCAACGGCGGGTTCGTCATTGCGGCATCGTGCGATAACGGCTCACCAACCTACACGGAAAGCGTGACCGGCGGCGGCTCTCCGACTGTCACCGAGGACGTCGATGCGGTGTTCGGTGGTTCCCCAACCATGATGGGCATGCATACCGGATCGACCAACGGCACCAGCATCACCGTGACTGTGACCGGCGGCACGAATGCGAACGGCGGTGTTGCCGCCGCATCCTTCTAAGAGGCTCCCATGCGCTACTTCGACGCCAACCGGCGTGAACTGTTTCATGGCGTACCGTTTGAACTGGACGGGTTCGCATTCCCCGGCAACTTCCTTGCCCTGTCGAGCCCGGAGGAAATCGCGGCGCGCGGAATCACCGTCGAGCCCGATCCGGTCCCGGTGATCGACATCGACGAGCTGAAAGCCTCGCTCAAGTCGTCCGTGAAGGCCGCCGCACGAGACGCCCGCGCCAAATACACGACCGTCGACAAAGACCGCATCTACGACCGCAAGGCGGCAGAAGCCTTGCAGGCCATGGCCGACCCGGCGCCGACGAAAAGCGCTTACCCCTTACTTGCTGCCTCCATCGGCATCGAGGTTTCCGACACCGGCAACGAGGTGAACGACCTCAAGGCCGTTGCCGACCTGATCCGTTCCCGCATCCTGCCCACGGCGCAACTGGATGGCGTCGTGGAGCGCCTTGAGCTGGCAGCCTGCAAAGCGATCCGGGAAGCCTCCACCGTCGAGGCAGCGCAGGCGGCCGCGCAGGTGGTCTGGCCATGACCCTCGACGACAACAGCGAAAAGCTGCTCAACGGCGTGCATCCCGACCTCGTGGCCGTGGTGCACCGGGCTCGGGATTTGACCGAGTTTCGGGTCACGGAAGGCCTGCGCACGCTTGCCCGCCAGAAGCAGCTCGTGGCGCAGAAGAAAAGCCAAACGCTCAAATCCCGGCATATCACCGGCCACGCCGTCGATCTCGTGGACCTGAAGGGCAGTTACGCCGAACCGGAAATGAAGCGGATCGCCGAGGCGATGAAATCCGCGGCGACCGAACTCGGTATCAAACTCGTCTGGGGCGGCGACTGGACCAGTTTCCAGGACACCCCGCATTTCGAGCTTGAGCGGCACGCCTACCCCGAAAGCGACATGGGGTCCAAGATCAAAGCCGCCGCCGCAGGGTTCTCCATCCCGGCGGTTCCTGCCGCGGTCACGACCAACACGACCAACGTGCAAAGCTGGCAGAGTGTCGGCGAGCAGGTATCCGGCTTTGGCGGATGGCTGATCTCTAATCCGATCAAGGCCTGCGTGGCGATCGGGATTGCCGTCGTGCTCGGCTGGATCGTGCCGCGCTTTGCCGCGACGGAGGAAGGTGCAGGATGATCAAAATGCCGCCAGGCGTCGCCGCGCTATCCGGTGAAGCCGCAGCAATGGCCGTAGCGATCCGTCGAGCGCAACGCAAGTATAAGTATCCAACGCCAGTCACGCTGATGGCTGTCGTTGAGGCATTGAATTTTCTCAGGGCGCAACACGCCCACGGCAAAGAGCCTCATTGGGTGGAGCTTCTAAAATGATCCAGATCGTAGCATGGCTGGGAACGCTCTGGGGCCGCGTTGCGCTCGGGGCCGGTGTTGTCGTGGCGTTGGTGGGGTTGCGTGCATGGGACGTGTCGACGCAACAGGCCAAGGGCGCCGCAAAGGCCACGGCCAAGATCGAGAAGGCGACGGACAATGCGGCTCAATCAGGCAAGCGCGCTGCTGCTCAGTCTGCTGCTCCCGGCTTGCGCGGGGTCCGGGATCCCTACACCCGTGACAACTAAAATATTGGACACCCTGCCGAGGGTGCACAACTCGCCGGCGGCCCCGTGCTGGCAGCAGAAGGAAATCGCGGCGCAGAACTCCTACGTCGACACGGTCACGACGCAGCGCGAGGTGGTCTATAAGGCACCTTGCGAGGTCGATACAAAGAAGGCGCCGGTCAAGGTGGCGGGGGGTTAGTTTTGGATTTGCCAGCGAGTAAAATCCAACGCCCATTTGCAAAGCACCACAACTCGCCGGTTGATGCGAGACGCACAAGCTCGCCCGGAATGGCGTCAGAAACAAGCTCTGTCACAACGCGCGGCGGGACATAGTAATTCGGGCTCGCAAGCGCCTCTCGACGTCTCATAAGTTCGTCGTGATCACTCATCTCACATCCCTCTAGCGCGTCCGATTCGTAGCCAGCACGACAACCTCGCCGTCGTTCCGGTATAGCGTGACCTCCTGCCACGAAGCCCCGCAGGAATTGCATCTCAGCGTATTGTGCCAGACCTCGCCGGCGTCACTGTCGAACAGCATGGTCCCGCCGCCTTGATTTGATGCATGGCCGCACGTTTCGAGGTAGCTCTGCGCGGCCTTCCATCTGATGCGGGCCTTGTCCAGTCGGTCGCGTTGTTCCGGCGTCATTTCATCCCTCTAGCGCGTCCTGAGTGGAGCAGGAAACATGACCGATGCCGTCCACGGACTACCTCATCGAGCTGGGGCGCTACCTGGAGAGGGTCAATACCCACTCCGAGCAGATCCAAGAACTAGACCACCGAGTAACCCACATCGAGACCGACATTTCTACGGTCAAAGCATGGGCCTCAAGGGTAGCGACGGCCGGAGCTTTGTGGGCGGCGGGCCTGGGACTATCGCTCAAGTCCAACGACATCGGGGCGCTATTGGCGCGCATGATCAAAGCCGGCATCGCAAACTAGCTCGCACGTGTTGGGCCGGCGTCGGTTCCATCGTCGTGGGCATTACCCTCATTGCATTTTTCACTGTCTGGCATTACTGACAAGCCTTATGTGAGATTTTCGATATAGTCGGCGGCGTTGAGAACGAAGTGCGCGGAGTGAGCGTCACCGGCAGCCTTCATCCGCTCTGCGTATTCCCTCACCACTCTCACGCAGGCCTCGCGCTCTGCGATGACGGCGGCGCTCATTGAGCACGTCAGGTGGAACTCTCCCTCGACGCCAG